TGTTGCGTGAGATCGCCAAAGCGCTGAGCGCCGAGTTCAAGGTATCCAACATCGACGAAGTGGATATGGTCGATGAGGCGCTGATTGAGCAGGTTGGTGAAAACAACAACGACGCCATCCGGATTCTGTCGGCCGCCGGGCTGAACGACGCCTATATGTTCATTCGCAAGCCCAAAGAGTTGTCCGACGGCCAGCTGTACCGGTTCCGGATTGCCAAGCTGATGCACACCAACGCCCAGGTCTGGGTGGCTGACGAGTTTGGCGCCGTGCTGGATCGAACCACCGCGCGCGTGGTGGCGTTCAATCTGCAGAAGATGGCGCGTCAGGTAGGCGCCATTGTGGTGGTGGCCACCACCCATCGGGACATGATCGACGAACTGGGCCCGAGTCTGTTTATTGAGAAGCATTATCAAGATCGGGTCGCCATTCACAAATTTGACGACAACAGCGGTGAGTGCCCGCTGTGCAACAGCCCGCAGCGTTGCTGTGAGCCCGCAGCAGACTCCCAGTGCGACGTTCAGACGTTGAGCGTACCAAACACTTAATCGCTACGATAACTCGCGTGGGCGACTTCGTAGACGCTCGCGCCTTTCAGAGAAAGATCATGACCTGTGCCACCGTTATCGAAGTTGATTTCAAAGCCCGCAAGAAAATCACCAGCTATTGCCCAGAAGAAGAGTCGAAGCTGGTGATTGACCTGGCCGCAAACAAGCGACTGGTCAACGACTTAAAAGCCCTGCTGGATTCCGTCGTTGACCAGGTGGACCTAAGCACCACGATTCTATTGATTCCGGGTCTGGTTGACGATCTGTTCGTCAAGGTGGACGGCAGCGGTCTTCACCCTGAAGATATTGAAGCGATGGGCCGCATTCACCAGAAAATGAGAGCGAGCCATGCCCAATCCTGATGTGACCATCGTTCGCAACGACCAGGCGCGAGGCGTGTTCTCGCTGATGGATGAAATGTACGTCGAGCCGGGCTCCCGCGCCGACTGGGACGTGCTGCACGCTTTGCACTACAAGGCCGAAGCGCTGCCGGCCGGGCCTCAGTATTACCGCTGCGTGACCGGCAGCGGTCAGCTGGTGGGCGTGATCGTGTTCTGTCCGGTATCCTTGATGCTGGGGCCGCGTCACGACCTGTTTCCGAAGATACGGCCCGGCAATGACACTCACTTCACCAACGTGCACCGCGCCAAGTGGCTGAACCGCAACATGACTCGGGCGGCGCGCATTGTTACCGACACTTTGTACCGCGGCACCGGTGTCAGCTATCGCATGGTGAACCTGGCGATGCGCATGTACGGCGCCAAATACTGCGAAATCCAAAGCTCGATGTCCAAGTTCAACCCGTTCGACCTGAAGGCGGGCTTCAAGCACGGTCACCTACGCCAAAGCCGCGCTTACGACAAAGGCATGGAGTTCTTTCAAAGTCGGTTTGTCAGTCACCCGGCCGATCACGAAGCCGTAGTACAGGAACTTGCCGGCATGAACGAGCGTCTGCGAGAGGCGATGCTTCGCGACATCCGATTGTTCTACTACAAGCATTCGGCGAAAGAGAAAACCGGCGCCAAAATGAACAAGGGCACCTCTCGGGTTGATGGCTTGACCGTCTCCATGCTGGTGCGCGAGTTGCAACAGTTGGTGTTTGCCACACCGGTATACGGCATCTGGTGCAACCCGGACCTGGGTCTTGAGCTGCCCAAAAGATTGCCCGTTGCGGCGTTCGACTGGCAAGCGCCCGATGCTCCGTTTGATCGACAAAAACTGACCGACTACCTTGATCAAAAAGCCACATTTGAGAGGGTTCAAAGTGAAGATAACGAAGAAGCAAAGGCTGATTCTTGAGATCATTTGCGAGGGCATTCGTGACGATAAAAACCGCAGAATAGGGTGGCTGGACGCCCAGGAAATTTGCGATAAGGCGCCCTATACTGTGTCCATTCATGCCATGAAATTCACGCTTCGGTTTCTGGGGGATAAGGGTATGGTGGAGAAATGCGATGCGGTTTTGCGCCGAGATCGCTGGGTAGTTCCGGTCAAACCAACCAATATGGCCTACGATTATATCATCCGAAACGTCGATCCAAGGCAGCTTGAACACGACAATGACGTGATCGAACTGTACTTGTAAATTGTCTTTTTCTGCAATCCTCATTCTGGCGTGGCTCTCAGAGGCGCCAGAAATACCTTTTTTAAAAGGCATTTAATCGCGCCTTTTGCCCTTTTAGGCTGCCAAAAATAGGGTCAATCCGGGTGTTTTCGAGCGGTCTGAAATTCTAGGCTTTTTCCATTTTGGGGATTTTGCTTTATTCAATGTAATCAATCACTTAATCGAAAAGCAAATTTAGCGCATAAATTTTGATTTCGCAAAAAAGATCATTTAATACAAGAGCTTAAAAACATACATGAGAAACTCATATAAAAAAGTTGGACGTTTTTGCTTCCCTGTATAAAGACTTAAAGACTTAAATACTAAAACTAAAACAAAAACTAAATATACAACAAAAAAAAGTATACAAGGAATGCAAAAACGTCCAAATTTCGAAATCAGATATATTAGTATCCTATTCATCACTTGAAAACCCAGAAACGAGAAACCTCCGGAATGACTCAGCACACTCAGCAGATTCGGTTTGGAAAACGCAGACAACGAAGCCTCCGGGATCCAAACGATTTTTGCGTAAACTTTCGGTTCGTAGAAATTTCATCCGGTGCGCTGAATTAACCACGTCTCTACAGCGCTCTCAGACGCTCAGAAATACCGACCCGGTACATACGCACCAGTCAGTATGAGATCGTCGCACCAGCGATGCGGTAGACGCTTTCAGCGCGCTAAAAACACCCGATCAGTGACTGCATTTGCAAAGCAAGCGCTGACAAATGCAATTCGTTGACTTACTCGTGAGTATGTGGGAGCATCCAGCTTGACGCTTTTGCGCACTGAGCGCGGTTGGGCCTTCCTGCCTCGATCACCCTGATCACACTAGGCCCGACCGCCAATTTTCAGGAACAACCCATGTCCAGATTGAACGCCAACGATTTTGAAAAAGCCGCAAAAATGTGGGCCTCTGGCGATTACACTCTGGATGAGCTTTCTGAGAAATTTGGCATCACCCCCGCCGCTCTGCACCGCCGCTTCAAGCGTGAAAACATCGACAAGGGCTCGGCCAAAAAAGCGCTGCAAAGCGCCATCAACCAGTCCATGGAGAACGAAGCCAAATCAAAAGCCGCCGAGCTGATTGAGATGGTTTCTCAGGTCAAGGAATTGCACTTGAAAGGCTCGCAGATGCTCTCGCGGCGATTGCTGTACGAGATCAACGAGGCGACCAAGGCCAAAAAGCCTCTGGCGTCGATTCGCGATGACATCCGGGCCATTCAGGACGCCTCCAAAACCCTGGCATCGAACTACCAGATCGCCGAGCGGGTGTTGCGCCTGGATCGCGAAGAAACCCCGGACGACGACATCCCAGACCTGGTGGTGCGGCGCATGACCGATCACGACGTTCAGCAGATGCGCGACGCTCAGCGCCGGGAGATCGACGAAATGACCTCCGGCTTTGGCAATGAGAGTCTGGACGATCCGAACGATGACCTGGACGACGATGACCTACTGGCTGATGTCAGCGGGGCATAATGGCCGAACTTCTTCTGCACCCCAAACAGGATATGGTTTCACTCGATGGTCACCGCTTCAAGGTGGTCGTAGCCGGGCGCAGATGGGGAAAATGTTTAGCCTCTGGAACCCTGGTGAGTATGGCAGACGGTCGGGAGATTCCGGTCGAGTCAGTCAAAGCCGGCGATCTTGTACTCACCGTCAACCAAGACACCTACGCTCTTGAGCCGCGTCAAGTGCAGCACCTGCACAACAACGGCGTTCGGGAAACTGTTCGCGTAAAAACCGCGGCTCGTCAAATCCAATGCACACCGAATCACCCGCTGATGATTAACAACGGCTGGGTAAACGCCGGTGACATTCAGCCAGGCGATCTGGTCGCGGTACCCAAACACCTGGCTTTCGGAAGCAAAACGATTCCAGATCACGAATTGGATTACCTGGCAATCTGGTTAGCCGAAGGCGCGAAATACACAGTATCCAATACGACACCGGAAATTCTGGATATTCTTCGAGACTGCGCCGGTAAGCTTGGCAACCTCGAAATGTCTTCAAAGGATGGAATTAACTGGACGTTTTACAATGGCGATCGCACCGGTGGCTCACAAGCTGGCACCAAAAACCCAGCTCGGGCCATGCTTGAGCGCTTTGGCGTTTGGGGTCTGGACAGCAAGACCAAGATTATTCCGAGCGTTATTTTTGAACTGACAGAGACTCAAATTGCTCGCTTCCTGAATTTGTTCTTTGCTTGTGACGGCAATATTTCAAAGCGCTCGAAGAACACATGGTCGCTCGAAATGGGTTTGGCGAACGAAGTAATGACTCGCCAATTGTCGAGCCTGCTGATGAAGTTCGGCATTCGCGGGGCCATTCGCCACAAAATTCACGCCGCGATCAGCAAGCGATCTGGAAAGCCGTTCGAGAGTTGGTCGTATGTCGCGTCAACTCCGGTCGCTATTCAGATTTTTGCTGATCGAATTGGCTGCGTCGGCAAGGAGCAATATCTCTCAAGCGCACTCGCTTGCGCCGCAGGGTCGCGAGGAAACTGCAACAGCTATCTGCCGGTACCCTATGAAGATTTTGTAAAGCACCTGCGCTACGAGTCTACCGAAAAGGGAATCTACGGCGGCTACAATTACTCGGTCGCTCGTGACCTACCAAGTGATTTGAGAGAGTCGCTAAATTCCTGGCGCAAGCAAAGTCGCAAGCGCATATCTGAATACCGCTTTAAAGCACTCAGGGACTTCTCTGACGGGTACTTCGACCCGATCGCTGACGGTGATATAGCGTGGGAAGAAGTCACCTCTGTCGAGCTTGCAGACACCGTTCAGACGTGGGATTTAACGGTCGAGGGTAATCACAACTTCGTCGCTGAAGGCATGATCACTCACAACACTCGCCTTGCCTTGAGTGAGCTGATCAAACAAGCGGCCGGCGGCCCAAAGCGTAAAGTCTGGTACATCTCCCCGTCCTACAAAATGTCCAAGCAGATCATGTGGGACGATCTGATCGATTCCATACCCAGACGCTGGATCAAGAAAATCCACCACACCGAAATGTGGATCAAGCTGATCAATCGATCGGTGATCGAACTCAAAGGCGCAGACAACCCGGACAGCTTGCGCGGCGTGGGTTTGTTCTACGTCGTTTTGGACGAGTTCCAGGACATCAAGCCCGACACCTGGAAGAAGGTTATCCGGCCCACTCTGGCGAAAGACCGCGGTCGTGCGCTGTTTATCGGCACGCCCAAGGGTTACGCCAATCTGTACGACGTGTACAAGTTGGGTCAGGACAAGAACAAGGCGCAATGGGCTTCTTGGCAGTTCCCCACGATCACCAGCCCGTTCATACCGGTTGAGGAAATCGAAGCCGCTCGGGACGACATGGACCCGAAATCGTTCAGGCAGGAGTTTCTTGCCTCGTTCGAATCCATGTCCGGGCGGGTGTATCACGCGTTTGATCGCAACACGCATGTGGGTCAGTACCCCTTCAATCCAAAGCTGCCGATCTGGGTGGGCCAGGATTTCAACGTCGACCCGATGAGCAGTGCCATCCTGCAGCCACAGCCCAACGGCGACATCTGGGCGGTGGATGAGATCGTGCTGCGCAACAGCTCCACCGCCGAAACCTGCGACGAGCTGGAACGACGTTTCTGGCGCCACACCGACGCCATGACGATCTACCCTGACCCGGCCGGTGGTAACCGCAGCTCGGCGCGGGGCGAGAGCGACCTGGATATTTTCCGCGAGAAGGGCTTCAAGCGTCTCAAGTTCAAGCGCAAGCACCCGGCCGTCGCCGATCGTATCAACTCGGTGAATCGCCAGCTGATGACCGCTTCGGGGCGCATTAGGTTTTACGTTAATGAATCCTGCCGTGAAACCATCAAAGGTCTGGAAGAGACGCTGTACAAGTCCGGCTCTCGCGAAGTGGATAAGGGCCCGGGCGTGGAGCACGTTATCGACGGCATCGGTTACTGCATCGACATCGAGCGCCCTATGCGCAAGATCGAAGTGATGGGCGTTTCCATTTAGTTGCTTACTTACTTGTGAGTATGATAAATTCAGGTTCCTATTTTCAAAGGTTGTGTTCTGCCGCCAATGACAACGCCCTCGACCGATAAAATCAATGCCCTTGTAACTCGTGTGCATCCCGACTACACGAAGATGCACGCGCATTGGTTGTTTTTAGAGGCGACGTATAACGGCGGCCGCGACTGGTTCAAGAGAAACATTTTTCAGTATTTCAAAGAAGGGGACAAGGAATACAAAGACCGCATTGATCGGGCGTATCGCTTTAATCACACCCGCGAAGTCGTTGATCTGATCAACAAGTACCTGTTCCGCGCTCAAGCCAGTCGCAACACCACCGACGCACCCGCCTCCGTACAGGCGTTCTGGAAAGACGTTGATGGCGCCGGTATGAACATTTCAGATTTCGCTCGTACCGTGTCGCAAAAAGCCTCCGTGTTTGGCTGCCCCTGGGTCATTGTGGATTCGACCATGACCGAAGTCGCTGAAAACGCTTCTGAGCAGGACGTGGCAGACGCCGAAGGTCGCATTTACGCCTACATTCTCCGTCCCAGCCAGGTGCGGGATTTCTCATGGGGTGCAGACGGCAAGCTGAATTGGTTGCTGACTCAGGAAACGTACCGCGACGACCAAGACCCGTTCGACTCGTCCGGCGATGTGAAAATTCAATACCGCTTGTGGACTCGCCAGCAATGGGTG